ACTCAGATTGTACCAGCGCGGAAGAATCCGCTAACATTTCTTCTGACATAATGAATCCTTAGATTCCCTGATGAGCCTCACCAGTACGGTTTTTACAATTACTGCGACAATGCAGCCGCAGTAGCTTGAAACTTGGCAACGCGAGCATCTAAGTCAGCGCGTTCTTGTTCATACTTCATTTGTTGTGATAACAAATCACCTTGTGCGAGGGTAAGCGCATCTCGTTCTTTGTCTAATTCCGCCTTCATTGCTGCCACTTCTTGCAAGGCGGCATCTTTCTCGGCTTGAATGTTAGCACGCTCCAATGCTAACGCATCGGCTGAACTATCGGCATCGGCTTCACGCTTCTTAGCCTTGGATAGTTTTTCAGAAGTAGTCGCTTTTAAACCATCTATTTCAGCCTTAACCTTGGCGACATACTCATCTGCTTCTTGCTTAGCAGCTTGAGCATTAGCCACGGTTAACTTGGCTTGCTGATAGTCTTTTAACTCGTCACGCAATACCGTAAGTTTGGTTATCTCGTCATCTACCGCCTGCACGAAATCAGCGGCATTCTTTACTGTTAAACTAGCGGGTGCACCTGATATGAACGACATTTAGCAACCTATGCGTAGTAGTTTACGTTTAACTTGGCGGAACCGGTCTGCTCGATGAAACGCAATTTGGTTAAGTCACCATCGTAACTCAGCACTTGACCTACAGCCAACGGGAACCCCACAGTAGCAGTAGGCGCTATACCGTCATCACGGTATCGAACGGCTTGAGTCTCAGGAGTGATAACCGCAAGCAACGGTTTAATCGCATTACCGAATGCGTCTGTTTGCGGCAGAGTGAGTCCAGTCGATGTTGACAAACTGGTAATCTGCTGATAACCCAGTGTTACGGTAACTGATTTTAAACCTAGCGCCATTTCAAAAGCCTCTTATACATGGAAGGTATATTAGAACAAAAGTCAAGTGGGGTCAAGGAACCTATTGATAAGTAAAATATATTAACCAACAACCGGCCTAGTTAATGTTGTCTCGGCAGATAAACTGTCAACAGTAATTAGGTCTCTAACAGATGTGTCGGCTCCTCCATGCATTGACAATGTAACGCCATGATGCGAGCCTGAAAACCCCGACACAGTCAGTGATGACTGCCATAACAAAGCACCTGTGTCTCCGTTATATAATTTAAAAACCGCGTTAGACCACGCAGTCCCTGTTGCACTTAATTCAGCGATATACCAAGTAGAATGCACAACAGTGAATGATGTTGATGTAGTTGCTGTACCGCCCGATGTTCTAGCCCTACCGACCAATGTTGTATTATCGACTTCAATTGCTAATTGATTGCTTGTGTCAACAGCGTTCCATTGAACCCCAAAGCCGAATCTGATGACTCTTGACGCATCAGATGCGGACTCAGTTCTAAATACTACACGCGCAGCAACTGGGTTATCTGCGCTAAGGGCAGCATTAACTGTAGCAAATGAAAAACCTGTGTTAGAAGAGCCTCCGGAAGTACACCTCACAAGTCCAAATCGCGTATTACCTGCTACCGCATTTAATATTGTCCCGCTATTAGACGCACCCCCACCAGAGGATGTAGCCACCCAGCCGTCTAGCCCTGTGGATGAGCCGTCAAAACTGTCAGCATAAATAAGGTGCTTTGTCTGTCTAGCGTTCCAATCTGGATTTACATAACCATAGGTGCCATCGCCTTTCAGATACGTTTTGTCGCCATTGGAGCTAGATAATATAACACCGTTGTAACTGGTGCCTGTGACAACACCCTCACCTGTTACTGCGAATTTAACTGCACCTGCGCCATTCTGTACTACAACTACATTGTCGGTATCAGCCGCACTGCCACGCTTAAAGTCAACTGCACCTCTTGTCGCATCGGTTACAATTTCAGGGGTTGTTGAGTTATCGTAGGCATTCTGGAGAGTTGATACCGATAACCCGCCAACACCGGCAGTACCACCGAACTTAGGTGCTTCCAGAAAAAAGGCTTTAGTCGGGCTTGTTAAATCAGTGGTGCCTTCTTGCACAACAAGGAACCCACGCAAAACACCATTAGCAGAAATACTGGTTTCTGTGACGAACGATTGCGTCTGGATTGCGGCCTTTGCCTCGGCCAGCGAGTTGTACAATGTTTGACCTGGTTGGATTTTTACATTGTTTGAAACGAAGCAATAAATGCGCTGCACTGTAAATTTATTGCTCGGTACCGCTGTAGAAACCCCTGCATTATCGTAAATGTTTGGGTTTATATTGGTGCCTGTAGCGCCATTGCTGCCGTTTTGGAACCGGTATTGGAATGTCAAGGCGGTGAGCGAACCAAGCACGATAACATTCGGGTCATCAGGGTTATTTGCCCAGTTTGAGCCTTGCGCGTGTAGATTGCCAGACGATTTATTTAACTGTAAGTTAGCACCATTCGCTGAAAACGCATTTCCGTTTACATTAAATTTACCGATGGCCTCCGACAAATCAGACAGCTGATTTGCTGGCGAAATAGCTACTTCGCCAAACTGGTTCACCGCATCCAAGTTGGTTAGGTTCACATGAACCAGCGAACCCAAAACAATGTAATCACGGTGCTGTGAGTTGGTGAAAGGTGTTAACTGCTGAACAACTGCGCCTGCACTATTGAGTGCCACATACGACACCAAGCCAGACGAAACATAAGTGGCCGTTATGTTGGTTTTACCAGTCCAGCTGACATCGGTCGCAGTGGGGGTGCCGGTAGTGTTGTCAACTACTACACCTGTACCGTCCGAGATACTGAATGTGGTGTTGGGGGTGCCTATCGAAAGCGCTCCGCCGGTATAAATACCAGTGCTCTGGTTGCGTACTGTACCGCCTCCACTAGGTTTCGCAAAGCGAAAATCAAGCTCAGAAACAAGAGGCTTAATCAGCAGTTCAACACCTGGGGAGCTGTAGTGATTAACGCCGTTTCCGCCCGTTACTGGGCGAATGCTTGCGGTGTTGTCGCTGGCTCCGAATATTTCATTGTCGGTTAGCGTCTGCTTAAAACTGGGAATGCCATAGCCGGACGAATAGAAAAACGAGACTAAATTGCCGGTTGCCTCGCCCTGCCAGTTTGCACTTGGGTTAAAAATCCCACCGTGTTTTATTACTTCGGTGTTAAAAATGACTTGCTTATTTGTAGTTAGACTTGCGCTTGTTGTGTCCACAATAAAATTAAGAACATCACCAACAACAGCAATTTCAAACCCAAAGTTTCCAGAGGGAATTGTGATATCGCTAAATAACACCTTGTAAGCGTTCGTGGCAGTGGTGAATCCGAGAAACGAGAATTTGCCCGCCGTTTTCGACAGAAAAACAATATCCTGTGTGTGCGCCCCTACTTTAATTTCTAAAATTCTACCTTCTGTCCAATCCGCTCCGGTCATGGTGCCAGCAAACGCAAACGAATTAGCAGGCACTGTCGCCGTGTAAGCTCCGCTAGGCGGTGTTGCTAGCTCGACAGCGTAATGTGCACCCCCGACAACATCGTAAGAGTCTCGACACGCTACAATTGCCCTGTTTACATCAATAACCCCGTAACCGTAGAAGCTGGCGAATGTGCGCACATAGCCCGCAACATAATCACGCCCTTCTTGGTAAGTTGGCCCACGAAAGCCGGTACCGCTGCCGTCTGGAAAAACGGATGCCTGCGCCGGTGTCGGCGTTGTGATAAATAAAATGTCCGGCTTTTTTGCCCACGCATTTATTTTATCAACGACTGATTTTAATTTGGTTGCGTCAAAATTGTTTGCATCGTTCATCCCAAACCCGATTACAACACAATCTGGCGACAATGCCTCAACATAATCAAGCCACGGCGTTATCGGGTTTGTGTACCAAACAGGAAACGACACTGGCACAGAATCAGCGTGATTAAATGTTTGGCCGCCAATTGCGCGGTTGTAGAATGTGAAGTCTTTGGTTGGGTTGCAGAATTTAAACCGCTCGCGCAAAAGTCCCGCCATGCAATGTGCGCTTGTAAAATTATCAGTACCATCAACTAATAGCGAGTCGCCCATAAACACAACAACAGGGGCCGATGCCGCTGAAATAATTTTGAGATGGTCTGCCGGTGTGATTGTATTTTTAGGCGTGTACTCTGCGCGGTGTTCTGGCACTGCGGATTTGCGGTATGCGCCCGATATCGAACCGTTGCCTACTATTGGCACCTGCGTGGTTTTTTCTGTGACTGCACCGCTTAAAACCGCGCCCTCGCGACTGTGTAGTGTGCCATAGCCATAATTTATGGCTGCATCTATTGCATCGTTGAACCCGTCAACCGTTGCGGCAAATTCGTTTAGCTCTAAATATTCTTTGGCTTTATCTTCCAGCGTTTTAGAAATTGTTGAGCCGTTTTGCGTGTATGTTGCACTGCCTGTAGACGATGCCGAGCACCCAGTAATCTTCACGCTAAGAACCTCAGCTTGTAGAGTGTTTTAAGATACTGCTCCACCACATTATCAATCAACTGTTGAAGCGCCCCGTCTGATTTGTCCACCACATCATACCGCGCTTCTTCCAACTCGACCAACTGTGCTTGCAAAAACTCTACGATTTTCACCTCTTTCTTAACAGCCGCTAAGGTGATTGTGCCGATTAACCCGTGTCTACCTTGGTACGCCTCAGCCAAGGTATCAGCAAGTCCGAGAATGCTCTCGTAGAACTCTTGCAGTGCCACATGCTTTGCGTAACTGCGCGTGTTCAGGTGTACTGAGTGCGCCACATCACGGGCTAAAAATAACTGCCCAATAAACTCATTCATTTTCATAAGGTTGTCCCTCGGAAGGCATTTCATGACTAGGCATTTCAGTGATTAAGTCGCCCATATCAATCATTCCATGGACGGTGCCAAGTACGATTTCTTGAATTTGCTCAGGCGACATTCCCGATTGCATAGCCGCCATACGCTGCGTTTCAGCACTGTACGCTTTAACCATCGCTTCAAACTCTTTAATCTCATTGGTTCGCACTTCCTCTGAGTTATGAACATTTTGCAGCATTTGCTGCATCTGTTCGAGTTGCTGCCCCATTTCCTGAATCTTCATCTGAGCGGCTTGGAACGCTGGTGAAGTGTCTTCTTCGGCAACTAAGGCAGGGTCTACGGTGCGAGCGAGACGGGAAGCTAACTGGTCGGCACCAGGCCAATCCATGTTCTTAACAAACAAGTCACCCGCCACTCTCCACAACTCAGGATTACCTTGCAGTATCTGAGCCATGGCCTCCATGGACTGCTCCCGCTTGGTAGCGTAGCTTGGGCCAGAACTAGCAATCGCGTCATACTTACCGATGCTGGGATTATAGATGGTTTCAATAATAACGCTAGGATTATTAGGGTCTGGTACCTGCCTAACTGCTTCAGGCTGCTCTGGGTTGAACTTAACCGTACTAGCTTCGCCATCCTCACCGATGATGCGCGCCACTCGTTCGGTGTCGTAAATCTTAGGGATAATGTCAATAAGTTGACGGGTGATGTATCGAACTGCTCTTGCTGCGTTGTCGGTGTAGTGATATGTGCCAGTATCGCCTTCTTTCTGACGCGCCAATATCGCCTTACCCGAACGCTCATTAGAGTGCATCCCTAGGCTTGCATCATACTGCCCAGTCGCAGCCTTCACATCCTCAGACGCACCAGCTTTGGCTTGCAGTAAGCCAGACGATGCCATAGGCGGTTGAGCGCGCTGTGGTAGCGGTAAAACACGCCCTTCACCATCGGTTACATCAGGGTTTACTTCAAGGTACGGCCAGTTTTGAACATTGGCGGTTTTCCACTTGTCCTCATACCCTTCAAACTGCCCACCATACCCAATAAATGGCGCTTTGGGTGCAAGTGCCAGCATTTCAGCTTCTTGGCTCACCCAGTAGTTATACATGCGTTGGGCGTCTTTAGCGTTACGCACAATGCCTGAATAGTAAAGGTTCCCCTCTACTTCAAAATCGTTACCCATGAACCGGACGATGGGAATGTACTTACCCACCCAATCGGAAGACTCCAATATCTCAAAACCGTTTAACTTGCACCACTTGATAACCCGCTGCTGGCTCACACGGGTTTTCATCGGCTTACCGTAAACTTCGGCAAGCATCTTGTCTTGAGGCGTTCCCGCTTTCACGGTCTGATTGTTCGGGTAAAGGTGGAGTGTTACAGGTGTGTAGTCAGCATAGAAGTATTCAGCAATCCGAATAGTTTTATCGGTAGCCCATAACCCTAACGACTGGTCGCCAGTCGAAGTGCTGATTACATTCGACACAGGCTTGGCTTTAGGCCACCGCTGCTCGAACTCTTCTTTGGTGATAGTGGTGGTGATTAACGCCCATTCTGCATCTTGACCGCAAGGGTCTTGACACATAGGGTCAAGGTACACCGAGAAGCTATTGCGCACCCTGCAAATTTTAATGTCTTGGTCGAATGAGTCGTCACCGCAATACTCAGTGATTAGCCGAACATAACCCTCACCCATTGTCACTTGGTTTTCGCAAGCCGTATCGTAGGCTACATCCGCATCGCTTATGTACTCGATGTGGCGAATAACACCTTGCAGGATTTCAGCAATCTTGGTATCTGCTTTGTCATCGGCAGGGATAACCTTACCGGCTGGCCTGTTCATGCGAATGTCGTTGGTAATCTGCTTAACATGCTGTGGCAGCTTGTTAACAGTGAGGCAAGGGCGAGCGTTGATACTCTGCCCTTGCACCGAACCACGGGTGTTCAGTACATCTTGAGGCCACTGCCACTTGTTATCAGGCGAACCTGCATAAAACTTAAGGTCGTCCAACTCGCTATCGCGTGTATCGGAATATGCCGCAATCGCAGTAGTTAGCCGTTGTCGGGCAGTGGCTAAGATGTCATCAGTCATTAAAAATCCCCATAATGTCAGGCTCACGCATCGCTACATGTTCCTCACCGTCAATAGTAACCGCTTGACCAGCATACTCACCCCAAGTAACACGGTCGCCCACCTTAACCTCAGGCGTTTTACCGTCTTTACCAGGGCCAGCCGCAACTACTACACCCGTCATCAGCTTTTTAGTACCAGGAATGATGATTATACCCTGTTTTTCCACATCTCGCTTAATTACTACCACATCTTGAATAGCTTTGAACATGATTTATCCTCGTTATGCACCCATCCACGATGAAGTAGACGGTGTAAAATGGTTATTAGTTGGTCTTTTTTTGACTCTTTCCTCCCGATAAGCTACAGGGTAGGCAAAAGTTACCGCTATCGCGTCGGCGGCATCAGGTGATGCCAACCCTCGCGCCTTCATCTCCTTTTTACCCTCTAAGTAAATCGCACCTGATGAATGTGGCTTTACTAGTGGGCCGGTTAAGTCAGCTTTTAGCTGTTTATCCGCAGCAATGGCTGCTGTTTTCAGCCATGACTTCATCGCTCCCCAAATCTCAGCACGCTTGTTACCCCACATGCGAGGGTTTTTAGCCTTCCATGCGAAGTTAACACCTCGCACCTTGTACCGCTGCTCGTTAAGTCTATCAAGTATACCGTACCCAAGCCCACCTTCGTCAATCACAACCAATGTGGGCCGGTACTCCTCAATCGCGTCTATCACTCGCCCGACTATTGTCATGGTATCGTCACCCTTGTATCGAAGGATGGCGATAATATCCCGCCCCTGCCGCACAGCTATAACGGTGCTATCCATCCCGCCTCGTGCAGGGTCAATGCCTATCACAACGGGCGCGGTAATATCTTTCCACTTCTCCCGCTTAAACGCATCGTCCACCATGTAAGGTGCGATAAACTGGTCGTCAGTATCGGTGCTAGGAAACTGCCCATATACCTCAATCCGCGCCTCACGCGAATCTTCGCCATATTCCTCAATAATCGCATCATAAATCTTCTTGTCTGAACCCTCTACCTCACGCGCATCTATCTGCTTACTTTTCCAAAACGCACGCTTGGCATGGAAACACTCGTAAAAATACCCAGTGTTCCTTCGCGGGTTCGAAAACGCCAACCAATATCTGTCAACAATGTTCTCAGTAAAGTACCCACTCGCCACCGACCATATCCCATCCGGTATCCCGCTTGCCTCATCGAACACCACCAGCATACCGTTGTGGTTGTGCGCCCCTGCGTAACCGTCTGGGTTCTCCTCGCTCCATAACTTACCCTCAGCCGCCCACTGACGAGTACCTTTCTTAAGGTCGCGCTCCACTAGCTCGGTTAGCCACTGGGCAGGCACTAGCTTAGTAGCCGATGGCTCCCACCAGTGCTCGTTAACCGCCATGGTCACCCACTTGATAAGCTCACCCCATGTAACGGTGCGAAGCTGCGCCTCAGTGTTGGCCGAAACGATAACGGACGAACCTATGCGAGTGGTTAGCATCCACAAGATAACCCATGCGACCAATGCCGACTTACCTATCCCACGACCAGACGCAAGCGCCAACCGCAGGGCATCGTAAACACCGTCAGGGTTAGCCTTGTTCTCCCGAATGTGTTTGCCTATCATCCGTAGCGTTTTCCGCTGCCACACTCGCGGGCCGGTGAAGTGCTCTAATGGTGTGCCAGGTGTACCCCACGGAAACGCGAACATCACGAACATTTCAGGGTCATCAGCAAGCATTGGACTCCACAACTGTGACATCAACGCTTGTTCGTCTTCGTTCGAATACTTAGGCTTCTTCATCCCAGTCTCCCTCTATCACTGGTCGGTTAAGTGCTCTCGACATACCCTGCTCGATAGCAGCCGTTATGCTTATCTGACTGTTAATCTCGACTTGCTGGGAAGGTCGGTACTGCTTGTTATCAATACCCATGAGCCACTTGTAAGTGTCGATTATCAACTTACTGCGAGCGGTGTCATTGGGGTGATTTTGACCTTCCGCTTCCTCGATGATTTTACCCGACCAAGTTTCAGCGCGAATTTCTTTAGCTTCTTCGTAGCGCCTGTTGAGTTCCTTGTCTTTGCGAATCCATCGAATGTAAGCGCCTACATTTACATCCCGAAAGTCATCAGCTAGTACCGCCGATAATGTAGCGCCCGAGTACATCCTTTCCATGACGGACTCGAAAATAATGCGATAGCGAGTGTGTAGTAGCTCTGTCGCGGGAGGGTTTTTCCCGATGTTAGGAATATGATTTGCCGCTGGGGGTGCCAGCCATGCAGGAGGGGTTTGGGTTGTCACCGTCAAAGACGCCTATTTTCAATAGTTCTATGATTATAGCACGATTGGGTGTAAAAATGTAACAGTGTAAAAAAAATAAAAAAAAAATAAAAAAAATTGTTCGTGGTGCCAGCCCAAGCAAATG